GTTCATCTGGATTGGGCGGGCCATATCCAAACTTCTTAAAGGCGTTATTTCGGTTCTTCAGATTAACCGATACATCTTGTGTCGCTATAGGACAGACAACGCCAGTAAGCAAGTTCATCTTATTACCTTAGTCGCAATAAACGAAATAATGCCACCAACAACAGATGCAATAGCCATCCCGACAAAGAAACCGCCCTTAGACTTGTTAGCCATCTCTAACAGAGCTTTGATGTCTTCACGCATGGCATGAACTTCTGCCTGTAAAGCCTCAACTTGGGCTTCTAGTTTGCCAAACTCTCGTGGATCAATATCAGACATTTGCTACTTTCTTTGGTCTACCTAGCTTCTTGACAGGAGTAGGAGGTGATAGAACTACTGGTTTTTCAAAGGACTCTTTTTCTTCTCCATCAATTCTGACATATCCTGCATGACCTTTCATGCTGTCAATATCGTGCTGATGAACAAAAGTTACTGTTTGACCGCTTGTTAAACAACGAAATGTAGCCATAAGAATCCTTTGAAAAAGGGGGTTATTAGCCCCCTTTAGTTTTAGACCATGCGAACAACAACAATCTTCATTGTCGTAGAAGCCAAGTCAGCACTTGAGCCAGACTCATTCTGAATGCGGAACTTGACTGTATTAGCGGCAGAAACATAACCTGTTACTGTCAAACCAACCAAGTCAACACCCAAAGATGCGCCAATGACCATGTCACCAAGCGCAACGCCTGGTACTGTAATGTCGTCTGTCTCGCCAGCACCATCAACCAATGAACCAGCGTTCATAGTGCAAGTTACTGCCCATGTATCACTGAAAAGGCCACGGAACTGGTCGTTACCACGACGAGCTGTTACTGCGGATGCGGTTGCCATAATAAATTCCTCCTAGATTAAGAAAAAACTCCCCCACCGATTAAGGCAGGGGAGAAGTGGCAACAATTAGGCTGGAACTGCCAAGGCAAAGGCAGCAGAAGCGTTAGCGGCAGAGCTTGTAGCGTTTGTACGCAAAGCCTTCACACCATAAATGGTATCAGCAGTGAACAATGTACCGAGGTACTCTTGTTTGTACTGAGTCTGTGAACGGATGCCCAACTGCTCAACCAACACCATAGAGTCTTTGTGACCCATCAAGCAGATACGATCAGTGGTAGAGTTACCAGCGGCAGTATCAGCGTTAGATGAGGCAAACACAGCCATGCCGTAGAGTTGACCAATTTCACCATTGCGGATTGCATCGCCATTGCCGACAAATGCTTGCTCAGTGTAACGAGCCAAACCCATCAGCGTGTTACGGCTTGAAGGTGGGATCAGGAAGAAACGACCATCCATAGGAACATCGTTGTCGTCCAAACGCTGAATGGTGCGACGAATAGCGGCATCAGTCAAAGCGGCAGCGTTAGAGCTAGTGCTGTTGTAAGCAGTAGTACCATCAGAGCCAACAAAGGCTTTGGTAGTAGTGTTGCTAGTAGCATAGTCATCAGTACCAACTGTAGCGCCATTGAAAGCACGACCCAATTGAACCAAGTCTGTGTCGATGCGGCGAGCCAAAGCATAACCAGCGTCTTCTGTGTAGAAAGAACGCAGTGATGTCAAGGCTTGAACTTCAACGATGTCTTCGATCAAACGTGAGTACTCATAGTGCTTGTTGATCAACACTTGAATGTTAGTGTCGCTCTCAGCAATCAAAGTAACTGCATCTGTAGCGGCTTTAGCTGTTGCTGAACCACGAGCAGGGCTAGGGATATTGATAGTGTCACCCTTTTTGCCTTTGAAAGACATCTTCTTGACCAAATTAGCCAAAACGAGGTTCTTTTTATAGGCGGCAACAATTTCATCACTCCAAATCTCTGGAATGAAGTTAGCTGCGGATGTAGTGGTTACACTATTTGTGGGGGAAAAGGCGGTATTTGCCATAATTAAATCTCCAATAAGTTAAGTTTACTTAACACGACCTTCTGAATACGCTTGCATGATTTCATCTGAAAGCGCCTCATAACGAGTCGGGTCTTGCATTTTCAGCCGAATAAGGTCAGCCCTACGATAAACCCTCTTTGATGATTCCCCAGAACCACCTACATCAACCCCAACTGCTTTCAAATTCTGCTTACGAGTTGCTTCACCAGCGGTACTCATTTGCTTTTGTTTGACAGAGCGAAGTTCTTTGTAGGTAGATAACAGTTCATTGGCTGAATCATAGTCAAATTCTGCATCAGCACGTTTGAACAAGTCAATGCGTACAGGGCTAGATTTAACCCAATTTGCAAAGTCCTCATTTTTAGCAATATCGCCAAAATCAGGATGTTCTTGCGCTAACTTTTGCTGAATTTGCGCCCTTTTCATCTCTAGCATGGCTTGCCTTGCCGCAATGATGTCAGGGTGACTATCAACAGTCTTTTGAACTGCCATCTGTGGATTCTCAAAGAAATCTACTTCAGGCTCAACATCTCTAGTTTGCTGCTGTTGTTGTTTAACAGTGAGGTTCTGCCTAATGAGTTCATCAGCGAGCTTTCGGACTTCTCCGACCTCTTGTGCTTGTTTACCAATGAGCTTCTCAGCCTCTTGGTGCATTCGCACTACCTCGTCCAGACTTTTATCCCTGTATTTCTCAGGGAGTTCGGGCTTGGCTTGTTGCTCTACCGCTTCTAGTTCATTTGGCTCTTCATCAATCAGCATACTTTTTCCTTTTTCCTGCCGTTCTCGGTTGTAGGAGATTCAACTCGGCATAATTGCTTATGAGTTGAGTTTCTGCTCAGACTTCAACTTGTCAACATGGCTCTTCCCAAATTTGGCATATGCCGATGGAAAAGAACCAGACCATCCTTCAAGTCGAAATGCTGGCGCAGATAGTAAACGTGTTGCATTTGCACCACACTCACACATTAGACCCGTTGCCTCATAATCAACGAATCTTTCTGTCTTGTGTCCGTTTTCACAGACGTAATCATAAAATTTCTTCATATGCTCTTTCGCTGATCTCTTTAAGATTTTTCAGCCAAGAAAGAATAGAAAGTTCACCTTTTTTGAATTGTAGGTCTTTCTCACTATCTATTACAGAGATATTATTCAAAGTTGCTATTATTTTGTCAATATCTTCGATTAAATCTTTCCATCCCTCGGTTGACATCATCTCAAACCGAGCTTCATAGTACTTTTGCAGTTCAGGTGTCATACGTCTTCAGCATCCTCAAAACCTACTTGCTGTTTTAAATCAGCATATAGACCATCCATCAGGTTTCCCTGTGGAGTTGGGCAATAAAAGGCGTGTTGTGCTACTTCCTGTGCATTTGCTTGCCTAGCGTCAGCATTGGCAGACACAGACACTTGGTATTGCACCTGATCTTTGTTGCCAAAGATGTTGGTGATACGGGCGTAAGCGTCTGTGAATGGAACGCCTACATTGCTTGTTGGGATAGAGATTTTCAGAGCCATTAGAAAGTTACCTCAGTTGTTTCGATTTTGCATACCCATCGGATTGTGGTAGCCGCCTGACCTGTAACAGTTACTGCTATGCCGCCATTGGTTGTGTCAGCAGTGACCGCTAAGACCCAAGTAACAGCACCTGCATCTTGGGCAATAACAGTTGGAGTTACAGCCGCAACCAGAGTTGTTGATGCAGCATTAGCACCACGCTTAATTACACCCTCAAACTTCCATCCAGATGTATTACCACCACCAGTTACGTTAGCAACGCAAGTGCCTTGGAATGTATAGGCGCTGTTGTTGGGTAGGATTACTTGGTTGGTTGTGGATGCAACGCTTGTGGTGCTTCTCAAAACACCCGGAGTTGCGTCTGTAGTTTGACGAGCAATAAGTAAAACGCCTGTTTGACTAATGCCTTGCACAAAACCAAGAGGATTTACACTAGCTGGAAGAATAGTCATTCCCGAGATTGATCGGGTGGTTGAATAACGGCCCCCCAAAATAACAGAAGATTCAGAAGTTGCGTTATTATTTGAGCCAGCAAAAACGCCTGAATTTGAACCAGTAGCAAAATGGCTTGAGCCGCCAGCAACAACAGCACTGGTTCCGCTTGCTGTGTGGCTTGAACCGCCAACAACAGCAGCACTTGTATTGCTTGCTGAGTTGGCATTACCACCACCAACAAAAGAATATTGTGCCGATGCAGCATTGTTGTCCCCTCCTACTATTGCAGCATAGCTGTTACCTGAAGTAAGAGAACTTCTATTTAATGAAATCCAGCCAGTTGATGCAATTCCTATATTTTCTCCAAAAGAGATATTTTGTTTGGAGTACAAGAGAACCAATGAATCTGCTGAACCTAGTGTAAATAAAGCATTAGATGTGCCAGCGCCGCTTGTGTCCGATGAATAAATTGAAACTTTTTGTGGGTTAAGCCCATATTGTTGATTAACAATGGTTATTTGTTTGCCCTCAATAGGAGCTGTTGGTAAGTAAACACGGATAGCACTTTGTCCTGTTGCGCCTGTACGAAATACTTGAATAGGAGCGCAGTCATCTGCTAAAGATACTGAGCGAACAGCAGAGGTATTTGCAAAAGTCGTAAAGAAATCCCAAACCTGTATTGCAGGTGTGTTCTCGGATGCAAAGCCCGTAAACATTAGTAATCCCCGCCAATAGCAGTCAGGTGAAAGCCTGCCGCCACTGCTGTACCAAATGTAGCGTACACACGATACCCTGCCGCCAAGCTAATATTTAGAGGCAAGATGATGTCGGGTTGTTCTGCTGTTTGGGACACGGTAGTCGCAGAAAGTGTGCGCTCAAGATACAGCGTGTTGTTAGCTGCTGTTGTAGTAACTGAACCGTTGTTGATCCAGATGCGGATAACAGTTGCCACATTAGTACCCAACGCCCTAACCTTAATGAAGTCAAGCCGTGAACCTTCCACCGCACCCGCTGTTTCAATCGGGCCGTAGATTGTGCCGCTGGTCAGGTCTGTGGTGGTGTTGGCTGTTAGGCCAGGAGTACCAGCAGTTGCGGCTGTTCCACTAACCCAAGTATTAACAGGGATTAGCGGAAAAATAGGGTTTGTATTCTGTGCCATTTACATTGCTCCAATTGACCAAGATTGTAATTTAGGAATAGGGGATGATGTACCACCACCACCACCAGTAGATGCGATAGTAATACCACCTGAAGAATTTGTAATTGTGATATTACTTCCAGCAGTCAATGTTGAATATGAAAACCCAGTTCCATTACCAATTAACAGTTGACCATTGGTAGGAGTTGATGCAAGAGTAAAAGCCAATGTTCCACTTGTTGTAATTGGCGATCCACTCACAGACAAGAATGATGGGACTGTTGCCGCTACGCTTGTGACTGTTCCACTACCACTAGCAGTTGAATTGATAGTTTGATTTGGAAAAGAGCCTGTAATAGTGATATTAGTTCCAGCCACTAAAGCAGGTGTAGCAGTTCCAGTACCACCATTAGCAACCGCTACTATTCCCGTAACATTTGACGCAGTTCCTGTAGTGTTTTGGTTTAATGTCGGTACATCAGCGGCTTGAATAGCTGACATGACCACATCTGTGCCATTACCACGCAAGTACGAACCACTAGTGACAGCCCCTGCAAATGCGTTCATTGCGCCTTGTGCAGTAGTTGTTCCAGAGCCACCATTGGCAATTGCTACAGTACCTGTGACGTTAGATGCAGTACCAGTTGTATTCTGATTCCAAGTAGGAACAGTTCCAGACAACTGCGAATAAGGCAAACTTAGTGCGCTTAACGTTGTCAATGTACTGTTGCTAGTAGCCGTGATGTTTGCGGCAGTACCAGTTGTATTCTGATTTAGAGTCGGTATGTCAGAGGCGACAATTGCTCTAAATGTTGGCACTCCAGAAGATCCATCAGGAGAAGCAAGTACATAGTTTGCTGTCTTACTTGCATAAGGGTTTAGAGTATCTCCATAACCGCTTGCAAGACTAATCGCTGGAGTTGCACCACCACTAGAATTTACTGGAGATGTCCCTGTTACCGATGTAACTGTTCCATTGCCTTTATTGTTAAAAGTTGTCCAATCGGCAGAACTTAGAACACCTCTATTCGTTGCAGAAGCAGTTGGAACATTTAAGGTAATGACTGGTGTTGTAGTTCCATTGGCTACAGTAGAACTTAAATCTGTTCCTGATGTACCTAAAGTAAGCGCACCTACACTAGTAACAGTACCCGCTGATCCAAAGTACGGCAAAGTGTTCCAATTGTCCGTACCATTGCCAACTTTAAGTTTTAAAGTATCAATTTCAACGCCAACTTCACCCTCTGCAAGAGTTGGATTTGTTGAAGTCCAATCAGCCGCATCACCACGCCTGAGTTGTATTTGAATTGCCATTAAATGCCCCCTGCATCAATAGGAGTGACCCCACCATAGATGCTAAATGGATAACCACCATCAAGATTAGCAAATGCTTGCCCGTTTTGTCCAGAAACGCCAGCAGCGCCTTGTGGCCCACGCTCGCCCTTCTCTCCAACAACTTCACCAACATTTATTGTCTTACCATCAGAAAAAGTGACAACTAAAGACCCATCAAAGTCTATCTTAGTGCCAACAATGGAGACTCCATCTTCTCCATCTAAACCATCAGCACCATCTTTGCCATTATCACCATTTTTTCCATCTTTGCCATCAATACCACGCTCACCTTGTGGGCCTTGATCGCCTTTTTCTCCCTTGTCACCAACAGGGCCTTGTAGTTTCTTTACATCAAGGACATGGCTTTCAAGTTTAGGAAGTTGTTTATCAAGCAGAATTGCCAATGCAGACAACTTTGCATCAGTTGACGCATCTGATAGCAGTATCTGCTTAATATCCATCATTGATTAACAAAACTCTTGAGAAAGTTGGTGTCTTTTGCTTTTTGCTCGTTCTTGTCCATGTTTTGCAATTCAACAACCTTTAACTTATTCTCAATGTCTTTTTCTTTAAGCATCAATTCTGCGATTTTGACACGCTTATTGAATTCTTTTTCAGCCATAGCATCATTGTCAGGCAAGTTCTTGGTCGTTGCAGCAAGTGTCTTGGCTTGGACTTCTTGAGGCATTAACTGTGCTTCAGTCATCAATTTAGCCGCTTCAGCACGATTTTGCTCTGCTTGGGTAGTCTGAACTGCAATCTGAGCCTGTGCCGCTTGTAGAGCCAACTCTTGCTGTGCTTGTTGCATCTGTTGTGCTTGTGGATCAGGTTGAGCCATTTGATCCAACATCTGAATCAACTCATATCTGTTAGACAAAGAAGAATTAGCCATGATTCCCTTGAGAATCACAGGCAAAACAGGTGTATTAGGGCCAAGTGTCTGGAGTAAGGAAATGAACTGTTGTTGTTCATGCTCACGAGCAATGATGCCCAAAGCCGCAGTCGGTATGAACTTCATGTCAACAGTAGGATAACGCTCTGGGTCAAACTGCATATAGCGGAAAGCCGCCTTATTGATGAACGGAATCAAGAAATCTTCTTGGAAGTTCACCAATGTACGCTTGTATTTCTTGATAATTGAGGCAACAGCCATCGAAATACCGCCCTGATTCGCATCCCTAGACACATTGGACACCATTCCTTGTGAGTCTAGTGTTCCAGTAGCCTGAAGTAGCATTCTCTCGAACTCTTTGGCAGTGGTAATGTTCCCAGAATCGGTATTTCCAAACTTGAAGGGGAACAAAATCTCTGATGGATTGCCGTTTGTCAGGATTGCCTTGCCTGGCTTTACCTCAAACTTAGCACCTCTAGGCAGT